TATTCAAAATAAAATATCAGAACAATTAAAAACACAAATATCGCTTAAAGATGTACAAATTATTAAAGGATAAGAACAACGAATTCCAGTGTGAAATTAAATTAGAAGGCGCTAGCATATCAAATGCAAAAGCACGTTTATTTTTAGAAGCAGATGGTGCTGAATATTCATTCACAGGTGAAATTGATGGTAATAAATGTACGATTCCAATGGGTAAACTAAAAAAGTTTGCTAATCTATTGGAAAGTGGAAAAATACGATTAGAAGTTTTGGCTGATGATACTTTGTTCGTACCTTACGAAAGTGATTATGTATTAGAAGCAGAGAAGAGTGTTACAGTAGAAGTAAAACAACAAATAGAAGCACCTAAAAAACCAATGATGGAAGTTAAGGTGCAAGAAGTTGCTTCTACACCACAACCTAAAGTTGAAGCTAAAGTAGAACCAAAAATAGAAGCTAAACCAAAACCATTGTTTTTAAAACAGATTTTGATGGTACAGCAAAAGGTTTTCACAATACTATAAAAAATCAACAACATAAAAATTTCTTTAATAATATTTGTGAAGCAAATAGTTTAGATAAAGCATCAGTTATTAAACAAATGTTAAAATAAGTTATGAATTATTATGCCAACAATTCCTTCACTATTAGGGTCCTATATTGATGAAACATATCAACGACTTGTCCAAGTTAGTGGATCGAGCTTCGCTGATGGTCTAGGTAATGCAATCACACTAGGCCCTCCAGGCGCCGTAAATCCAACCCCCAATTATCTTCCATTTAACAATGCTGGCGCATTCCAGGATAGCTATTTAAATCAATCAGGTGATATATTAAAAACAACGTCAGCTAGTGTTGATAGAGGTTTATATTTTAATTTTACAAATAACGTATATAGTCTAGGTGATCTTGTAGGTAATGGAGATGGACTTGTATTTCAAAATGGTATATATAGTTTTGGTACTGGTAGTTTATTAACTGATGGATTTGGATTAGGTATAGATTGGAATCAGAAGTTTGTAAAATTAGGCGATTATGGTGGTATAAGTAATGGAACCTTACTTAATATTGATGATGCTAATCAACAAATAATTTTAAATAAAAATATTTTAATACCAGATATAACAACATCTCCTCAATCTAATGTAGTAACAATTGATACATCAACCGGTCAACTATATTATACTGCATCATCAGCATTTGGAGGAGGTGGTGGACCTATAGATACAAGTGGATTTGTTACAACTAGTTCATTTAATGACTATACAAGTTCAGTATCATCAAGATTTTATGGTACTGCATCATATGCATTAACTGCCTCTTTAGCACCCGATTATGTTTTAAATAGTGCTACTAGTTCATTTGTTCAAAATAATCAAACATCCTCCTTTGTTCAAAATAATCAAACAAGCAGCTTTGTTACAAACACCCAAACATCTTCTTTTGTTCAAAATAATCAAACAAGCAGCTTTGTTCAAAATAATCAAACAAGCAGCTTTGTTACAAACACCCAAACATCTTCTTTTGTTCAAAATAACCAAACGTCTTCATTTTTAACAACAGGAAGCTTTGATACATCACAAACAATAAGTGGTAGCTTAATTATAGATCAAAATTTAACTGTATTAGGTACACAAAGTGTACAATATATTACTTCATCTCAACTTAATATTAGTACTAACCTAATAACAGTTAACACAGCTACCCCAGCAGTACGATTTGGTGGTTTAGCAGTTTATGACTCAGGTTCAACAGGTACTGGTAAAACAGGTTCTATTTTATGGGATTCACAAGAAAATGTTTGGATATATACAAATCCTTCAGGTGCTGCTTATGATGGAGCGATGTTCTTAGCAGGACCAAGGTCTACTACAATGGGAAGTGAAGTAGGAATTAATTCTTGGTATGCTGCTATAGGAAATGGAAGTCATCATATGACTTCATCTCAAATATACAATAGTGGCTCTTTAATACGCCTAGAAACAAATACAGAAGTAACTGGATCATTAAATATATCTGCTGGTATAACGGGGTCATTAGAAGGTACAGCTAGTTGGGCTACAAATTTTGTATCTGCTTCTAATTATGTGCTTAATTCACAAACATCCTCATTTGTATTAAACAATCAAACAAGCTCAATGACTGTTGCTACAGCATCATATATAACAGCATCTGCTGTTGATGGAACTGTGGCAATCGTAGCAGGAACAAATATATCAATAACTTCCACAGGTCCGTCAGGAACAGGAGATGTGACAATTAATTCAACTGGTGGAGGTGGAGGAGGCTTATCACAAGGTAAAGTAGTTGCAATATCTTTGGGTTACTCAAATTTATTTTAATTTTTTAATATAAACATATAAACAATGGCATTAAATACATCACCAATCTACTCAGGCGTAGGAGATATACAATGGGCACCAACAACATTAGTAGCATCAAATCCAAGCTATGAAGCTAGTGGATCAAATGCAGTAGTAGTATTTACAGCTAGTGCATCAGGTAGTTTTGTACAAAGAATACGTTTTAAAGCATCTGGATCTACTACAGCAACAGCTGCTCGTATATTCATTGGTAATGCAACACCAGGAATTCTTAGCGGATCAAATGTAATATTATTTGATGAAATTACATTACCTGCAACAACATTATCCCAAACAGCGGCTCAAGCCGTATATGAATTACCAATAAATGCTGCTCTACCAGCTAACTATAAAATACAAGCTACTGTGGCAACAGCACAAGTAGCAGGAGGTGGATGGTATGTTTCAGCAGTAGGAGGTTCTTATATAACACCATAAAATTAATATAATATGAGATATATTTTAATGCAAGGTACTGATGACCCAAGTATTGAATTTTATTATGTAATGAATGATACATTACAAGAATTAATACAAGTTATTGATAAAGATTGTAATGTTATAGAACCAGGAGTATCACATCAAACAAAAGAACATGATGTAATACCCCCTTGTACCCAACCTTAAATTAGTTTATGTTAGATCTCTTTCACATACCATCTAATACAGATAGTACTAAAATATTTTATGCTAGTGGTGGTACAACTAGTTGGCAAACGTGGCAAAAACCACGTAACGCTAAGTTTATACAAATATTTTGTTTAGGTGGAGGAGCAAGTGGAGGTAGTGGATATAGGGGAACAGCAGCTGGTGTTAGAGCAGGAGCTGGTGGAGGAGGTAGTGGAGGAATCTCAAGAGCAATATACCCTGCATTTCTTACCCCAGATATATTATATATTCAAGTAGGATTAGGAGGTGCATCTGTAGCAGGAACAACAACAACATCAGGAGTAACAGGTACCGCGGGTGGTATAAGCTATGTATCAATAGCTCCATCAACAACTGCGATAAACATAATAGCCCAATCATCAGCCGCTGGTGCTGCGGGGGGAGTAGCCGCTGGTAGTAACTCGTCAAATGCTGGCGGAGCAGCAGCAACGGTATGGGCAATTGGATCATCTCCATTTACTTCAATAGGTCTTTTAACTTTAACAGCAGGTGTAGCAGGAGGCGCATCAACACAAGCTACTACAGGTGTTATAACAAATGTACAAGCTTTAGGTTCAAATATAGTAACTGGAGGTGCAGGAGGAGGATCAACTAATAATACATCTGTAGGTAGTTATTCTGCAACAGCAGGAGGTAGTATATTAAGTGCAAGTGTAATTTTATTAAATAATGTACCTGGTGGGTTAACAGGATCAATAATAGGAGCAGGTAATCCTGGAAATAGTGGTTATGGTAATTTGTCGCCATTATGTGGAGTAGGAGGATCAGGAGGTTCAGGACAAGCAAGTGGATCATTTGCAGCAGGAAATGGAGGTGAAGGGTGGTATGGATGTGGAGGTGGAGGCGGTGGTACATCAGTAGTTACAACAGGAACTGGTGGTAGAGGTGGTAAAGGTGGAGACGGATTAGTAATAATAACAACAATATTCTAATGTTAGATTTATCATACTTTCAAAATAGTGGTAATGTAAACACACAAACGTTTACAAACGCAGGTTCTTGGGTAACGTGGGTTAAACCAAGAGGTGCTAAGCATGTAAATATATTTTGTATGGGATCTGGTGGAGGAGGAGGAGGTGGATTCCGAGCAGCAGCTGGTGGAAGAAGTGGAGGAGCAGGTGGTGGGGCAGGAGGAATTGTAAGAACTCAATTCCAAGCATCAATCCTACCAGACCTACTGTATATATACACAGGATTAGGTGGAGTAGGTGGAACTGGTGGAGCTGCGGGTATAGTTACAGCTGGAGGTAACGGAGAAAAATCATATGTTTGTTTAACACCTAGCACAGCATCATCATCAAATATAGTAGTAACATCAGGTAACGTAAGTGCTAGAGGAGGAAGTGCAGGATCAACTGTAACAGTAACTGGAGGAGCAGGTGAGACCATAGCCACTACAGCAAATGCTATATTTCTAAATTTAGGAACCTTTATTGCAGCCGTTGGAATTTTAGGATCTAATTCATCAGCTAATACTACAACTACTATAACGTTTATTAATTTTCCCGGAGCCGGAGGAGCAAGTACTGGTACAGGAGGTACAGTAACAGGAGCTGGCCCCTTTGCTTCTCTCCCAGGTGGTACGAATGGATCAGGTGCAACTAACGCTATACCCGGTAGAAATGGTTATATGTTAACTAAACCTATTTTAGGATTTATGGGAGGAAGTGGAGGTGGAGGAATACAAGCTGGTGGAACAGGAACGGGAGGTAAAGGTGGAGATGGAAGTTACGGAAGTGGTGGAGGCGGTGGTGGATCTTCTGAAACTAACACACCAGGAAATGGTGGTAAAGGTGGAGACGGATTAGTAATTATAACAACAAGTTTTTAATAATATGTTAGATATATTCGATATACCCGGACAACAAGATAACATAAAAATATTCTATGCTGCTGGTACAACTGCTTGGCAAACATGGACAAAACCAAGAAACTGTAAGTTTATTTGGATGATGTGTGTAGGAGGTGGAGCAGGAGGGGCAGGAGGATTAGGTTTTACAGCAGGAGCGGGACCAGCAGGTGGTGGATCCGGTGGAATAGTTAGATCTTTATTTCCTGCAAACGTACTACCCGATACATTATATATACAACCAGGACCAGGAGGTGCCGGAGGAATAGGACAAGCTACTGGAGTTTTCGGTTCTTCCGGAGCAGGGAACAAAAGTTTTGTATCCATCACCCCAAGTTCTGCAATAACTATGAATATAGTGTGTACATCAGGAAATGCAGCTGCTGCTTCAGCCGGAGGTGCCGCTGTAGGAGCAGCTGAAACAATAGCAACCGTAACAAACGCTGGATTATTATCATTAGGGAATTTTACAGCAATAGCAGGACAAGCGGGTGCCTGGAGTGGAATTGGTGCAGCCTCAATAACACCATTAGTAAGTACAGTAACATGTGGTGGAGCACAAGGTTCGTATGGAGATACTACTACTGGTGGATCAATAAATGCAACATCAATATCTCCTTTAATATCACCTGGTATAGGTAATACAGCAAAATTAAATGGAGATAATGGTATATTATCTCAAAAACCATTTTTTGGATTAGGTGGAGCAGGTGGTGGTGGTGGAAATTTAGGTGGAAATGGAGGTAAAGGAGGAGATGGTGCATATGGTTGCGGTGGTGGAGGTGGAGGATCTAGTGGTACTGGAACTGGAGGTAATGGTGGTAAAGGAGGAGATGGTTTAGTAATTATAGCAACTTTCTAAAATAAATTTGGTTGTTTCCCCTCTCTTGTATATATTTATATCAAACAAAAATAAATAAATTATGTCAATCGTTATTGCACTTGTTGTTGTAGTATTAGTAAGTTTATTAATTGCTAAATACTATCCAAAACCTAAAAATGTACAAGTAGAAGAACAACCAACATGGGAATTTTCACCAAAACCAATTCCTGAATCAACTCATGTTAACCCTCCCACACCAGAAACTTTAACTCCAAAAAAAGAAGTTGTTACTAAGTCTGTTGTAGAGACACCTACTATGGTTGCTAAACCAAAGAAAAAACCACAACCTAAAAAGAAACCAACTAAGAAAGTAATAAATGCTTAAACTAGTAGAAATAGCTAAGGCATGGATTGCTGCAGCAAACCCTACACCTGAGCAAAAATACATAGCTGAACAACGTATAACAACGTGTAACTCTTGTCCCTATAAACAGGAACAAAAACACTTAAATATATATACTTGTGGGTTATGTGGTTGTCCTTTAAATAAAAAAATATTTTCACCTCTCCGCGGTCAAGATGCATGTCCTGATAAACGCTGGGAAATATAATAAAGACTATGTCAGAAATAAAAAAATTAACTGAAGAAGAAATTGTAAAGATTAAAGAAATGCAACAGCAATATAACAAGTTTGTATTTGAACTTGGTAGTATTGAAGCACAATTAAATGAAATGGTTAATCATAGAATTACTATGGAAACTGAAAAAGCTAATGTATTAAATGATATTAAATCATTAACTATTAGAGAAAAAGATCTCCTTACATCTCTTCAAGAAAAATATGGTGTAGGTAATATTAATATCGAAACCGGCGAAATAACTCCATTCTAATAACTATTTCTGCGTTTTATATGGCTTTGTAGATATTTATTATTAGGTAATCCCAACATAATAAATTAAAATAAATCATATAAAATGGCAGAAGTAATTCTCTCTCCTGGTGTATTCCAGATTGAATCCGACCAAAGTTTATACACACAAGCTCCTGCAGCATTAGGCGCAGCTATTGTGGGTCCTACAGTAGGTGGTCGTCCAATGGTACCAACTTATGTTACTACTTACAGTCAATATGTATCACTATTTGGTGATATATTTAAAAGTGGTAGCTATTATTATGAATATTTCACTTCTACAGCAGCTCGTGAATATTTTCAAAATGGTGGTCAATCACTATTAGTAACTAGAATCATCAGTGGTAGCTCTGGTATTAGCACCTATGCACAAGCAAACGTAACTAGTGGTAGTGGTGCTTCAATGACAACTCAACTTGTACTTGAAACATTAGACTGGGGTGATAAAATGAATAACACTTCAAGCATATCTAATGGTGCATTAGCAAGTGGTTCACAATTCAATGTACGTTGGGAAGTAACAAATGTACAAACAGGAAGTGGTACATTTACAATTGTAGTACGTCGTGGTGATGATAATCAATCTCAAAAGAATATCTTAGAAACATGGGCAAACATGAGTTTGGATCCTCAATTACCAAACTACGTAGCTCGTGTTATTGGAGATTTAAAACCAGTATATGTTGCCGCAACAGGTACAGATTCAGCTTATGTAAATTATCAAGGCACTTATCCAAATATATCAAGATATATTCGTGTAGCGTCAGTAACAACTCCAAACGTAGATTCATTAGATAATAATGGTAATTTTAAAACATCATTATATGCTAAAACATTACCAACAGTAGGTAGTGGTTCATATGGTGGTTCATTTGATAACGGTGTTGCTCCAACAAACGCAACAGCTCAATTTAATGAATATATAGGTAAAGGCTTAAACTACACAGCTCCTTTTACTGCAAATAACGACGGTAATATTCAAGGATTCGCTGCTAGTGATTATACAAATGCATTCAGTTTATTAACAAATAAAGATGAATATCAATTTAATGTATTAATGGCGCCTGGTGTTGGATTAGATTGTGCCGCTGCTGCTGATTTAATTTCAACTGTTGAAAGTAGAGGTGATGCTATTGCAATTATAGATAATGGGGTTTATGGTACAGCAATTGGCACAGCAACACAAACAGCTGCTGGTCAATCAAGTAATTATGCTGCAACATATTATCCTTGGGTTCAATTATATAACTCAAATTTAGGTAAAACTGTATGGGCTCCTCCATCAACAGTAATTGGTGGTGTATTAGCATTTAACGATCAAGTAGGTGCTGAATGGTTCGCACCAGCAGGTTTGAACAGAGGTGGTATTCCATCAGTAGTACGTGCAGAACGTAGATTATCACAAACAGATAGAGATACATTATACACATCAAATGTTAACCCATTAGCTACATTCCCAGGAACTGGAGTATGTGTTTGGGGTCAGAAAACATTACAACGTAAACCAACAGCTCTTGATAGAGTAAACGTTCGTAGATTGTTGATCGCATTAAAAGGATTTATAGGTGGTATTTCTCGCTCATTAGTATTCGAACAAAATACAACAGTAACTCGTAATAGATTCTTATCACAAGTAAACCCATACTTATCATCAGTAGTACAACGTCAAGGTTTATATGCTTACAAAGTAGTAATGGACGATACAAATAATACTCCTGATGTAGTAGATCGTAATCAATTAGTAGGTCAAATTTACATTCAACCAACTAAGACAGCTGAATTTATTATCTTGAACTTTAACATTCTTCCAACTGGCGCTACATTCCCTGCATAAGGGGATGTAGTTTCTAATATTTATTGACACAAATAAATTATAATATAAAATGGCCATTTTAAATCCAAATGAAATAATGTTTACCGCTTTTGAACCAAAAGTTCAAAATAGGTTTATCATGTATATAGACGGTATCCCAGCTTATTTAATCAAGAAAGCATCTGCTCCTGGATTCGATGCTGGTGAAGTTATATTAGATCATATCAATGTTTACCGTAAAATTAAAGGTAAGGTAAAATGGAATGATATGACTTTAGAATTATATGACCCAATCACTCCAAGTGGTGCTCAATCAGTAATGGAATGGGCTCGTTTGGCTCACGAATCAGTAACAGGCCGTGATGGTTATTCTGATTTTTATAAGAAAGATATTACATTGAATGTATTAGGTCCTGTAGGTGATATCGTAAGTGAGTGGATTGTTAAAGGTGCTTATTGTAAAACAGCAACATTCGGTGATTACGATTGGAGCGCTGATACAGCAGTTAACTTATCAGTAACAATCGCTATGGATTATTGCGTATTGAACTTCTAAGGTAAAATCACAATCATAAAAAAGAAGCGTTTGTCATTTTGGCAAACGCTTTCTCTTTGCATATATTTATATACGAACAAAAATAAAACACGTTTATGGCAGAATTAAAGTTACCGACAGAAATCGTTACATTACCCTCAAAAGGTTTACTGTACCCAAAAGAATCACCACTTGCTAAAGGTGAAATTGAAATGAAGTATATGACAGCTAAGGAAGAAGATATCCTTACTAATACTAATTTTATAAAACAAGGTACAGTAATTGATAAGTTATTACAATCATTAATTGTTACTAAAATTAATTATGATGATTTATTAATTGGTGATAAGAATGCAATATTAATAGCAGCTCGTGTTTTAGGATATGGAGCTGAATATTCATTTGGTTATACTAATAATAAAGGACAAGAACAAGAAGCAACAGTGGACTTATCTAAACTAGAAGAAAAACCAGTAGATGAATCATTATATAAAAACGGCAATAACTTTACATTTACATTACCTAAATCAGGTAATACAGTAACATTTAAGTTATTAACACACGGTGATGAAAAGAAAATTGACGCTGAAATCAAAGGATTACAAAAAGTAAATCCAAATGGGTCATTTGATGTTACTACTCGTTTAAAATATATGATTACTTCTGTTAATGGAGATCATGAACAAAAATCAATACGTGATTTTGTAGATAATTTTCTACTTGCACCAGACGCTAGAGCATTACGTGAATATTATGCTAAAATCCAACCAGATATTGAAATGAAATTTATCCCTTCAGATGAAAATTATACAGGGGAGGGTATAAACATTCCAATTTCCCTTAACTTTTTTTGGCCTGACTCCGGAGTATAGACCTTATTTATTCAAACAAATCCACGAAATAGTATTTCATGGACAAGGGGGATATGATTGGGATACAGTTTATAATATGCCATTATGGTTACGTAAAACTACGTTCAATTTAATGAATGAATATTATGAAAAACAAAATGAAGCTCAAGAGAAACAAAACAATATGCTAAAAAATAGCGGTAAAAATAATGAAATATCGCGACCTAACATAGCTCCCACACCTACATATACAACGAAAGCGCCTAGAAAATAGGCGCTTTTAATATTTATACGATGTAATATTATATCATGGCAACAACTCAATCACAGCAACAGATAGAAGAACTTAATAAAGAGCTAGATAAAATTGATAGGACTATAGCTGGTGTAGCTAGAACACTAGACACCAGAATGTCTATTTCTTTACAAAAGAATCTATCAGGGGTAAGAGACTTAACTGCAGAATTTAATAAAGGAAAAAATATTACTAATAAGTTAGATGAAGCTATAAGAAAAACAGGAAGAGCACTAGAGGCAAATGCTTTAAAAGAAATAAGAGCTAAAACACAACTTGCTAAAGCTCAACGAGACGGAGATATCATTGCTGAACGAATAGCAAATAAAAAAATCACTGATTTATCAGTTGAAAGACAAATACTTCAACAAATCGACTATCAACACAGAACTTTACAAAAAATAAATGAAGAATATCAAAAACGAGCAGGGTTTGAAAAGGTTTTAAATGCCTTAGGACTAGCTAATTTACTTACATTTAAAGCGTTATTAGATGCTGCTTTTAAAGTAGACAACCAAATTACCCAAATGGGTAGATCTTTAGGTCTTAGTAAATCCTCAGCAAAAGGATTAAGAGACTCAATGGCCTCTTATTCTATGGCTTCAAAAGATGCTTTTGTTACTGTAGAAAGATTAGCTAAAGCACAAGAAGGATTAACTGAACAATTAGGTATAGCTGTTGATTTTGGTAATGAAGAAAGAGAAACATTTGCTCGTTTAACAGAAATTACAGGATTAGCAGCAAACGAAGCAGGTAATTTAGCTAAATTCTCAGCAGCCACTGGTAAATCTACTAAAGATTATGTTTCTAGCTTACGTGTAGCTGGAATGCAGGCTTCTAGAACTAATAAAATTCATGTTAGTGATAAAGAATTACTATCTAGTATTGCTAGATTAAGCGCAGGTATATTAGTTAAATTCCAAGGTAATCCAAAAGCATTAGCTGAAGCTGTAATACAAGCTAAAAAATTAGGATTAAATTTAGAACAGGTAGATAAGATTGGTAATTCATTATTAGATTGGGAATCTTCAATTCAAAATGAATTAGAAGCCGAATTAATGACAGGCCGAAAATTAAATTTTGAAAAAGCAAGAGCAGCAGCACTAACAGGTGATCAAGCTACATTAATGCAAGAAGTAGCTAATCAAGCAGGTTCACTAGCGGAATTTCAGGGTATGAATGTTTTAGCACAAGAATCATTAGCTAAAGCATTTGGAATGAATAGAGATGAAATGTCTGAAATGTTATTAAAACAAGAAGCCATTAACAAATATGGAGATAAAGCAAATGAATTAAATGCGGAGCAGCTTAAAGACATGGAGAAGAGGAATATGAATGCGGAAGATTATCTTGTAATGGTTGAAAATCAAAGATCAGCACAAGAAAAATTTGCTGATGCTATGACTAAACTTCAAGAAATTATTGGTAATATAGTGGCTGGTCCTTTAGGTTCATTTTTAAATGTAATATCTAGTATATTAGGAAATACAATTGCTTTATCTGCTGTATTAGGAGGTGTAATGGTAATTAACTTAATGAGAATGTTAAATGTTTTAAAACAAACTAAAAAATTAAGTTATGGACAAGCAATTGTATCGATTATTAAATCAGCATATGAATCTTTAGGTGGTTTACCGGGTATAGGAATGGTATTAGCAGGAGCGGCAGCTGCTGCTGGTATAGCATATTTAGCAACATCCTCTAAACAAGAGGTACAAGATGGTGTTGCCCCTGCAGGAAATGGCCCATTCACTATCACAAATAAATTTGGAGCAACAGCAGTAACAGCAGCAGGAGATGGATTGGCTGTATCACCTAACATCAATGTTAATAAAGGAGGTGGAGGAGGAGGAGGTGGAGATAATATGGCTCTAGTAGCAGCTATTAATAATCTACATGATACAGTAAAATCAACAGCTAATAAACCATCGGTAGCAGTAATTCAAGGTAAAGATGCATTTGCTGATTCAATAGGAAGATCAAGTGCTTTAGGTACATCACAAAACATAAATAGTTCATACAAACTAGCATAAACATACAATATTTATTGACACAATAAAATAACAAAATTATGGCATCAGTACTTGACCAATTACCACAGAGCACATTAAGTTTAGTAGGTAATAGATTAACAGCAAACCCAAATTCACCAGCATGGGGTTACCCAGACGCTACAGGTCAGTTAGATCCTGCATTAAGTAAACTACAAAATACATACTCTGTAGATGGTAATCCTAATGTTCGTATTAAAGATTTTAATAGAGCTGCATTAGGTGGTGTAACAGCCGTTCGCACACCAGCAACACTTGATGAATTAGACCCTAATGCACCTAACAATACAGAAGCTGGAACAGGTGGTGTAGTATCACAAGTATATAAATCAAAATCAGGCCGCAGGTATAAAGATTTAGGTCCTCAGCCAGGAAGATATTAATATATAACATAAATGCCTCTATTAGACTTAAAAACAGACTTAAAATCACTTAAGTACGGACAAGATA